GTGGTGCAGGATCAGGATCTGGGTCTAGCGAGAGAGTGGCACAGGAAGCCTTGGCTGAACATGATCATGCACACCCGCATGAACCTGCTGCTGCACCTAGTGCTGAGCTGGCAGCACAGATTGGCAAGATTGTAAATCCTCTGGTAAACATGAACCAGACCAGTGGAATGATGCGTAACGATGGAAAAACTTTTCATGGTGGCATTGATCTAGCAGGCAAGATTGGTGACAAGGTCATGGCACCAATCTCGGGTATAGCCAGAGTCCTGAGCGAAAAAGAATCAGGTGGCTACGGCAACATGGTTGAAGTAACTGATTCAGTCACTGGCGTCAAACACATGCTGGCTCATCTGGACAAGAGCATGGTCAAGTCTGGTGATGTGATCAAGGCTGGTCAGCAAATTGGCACCCTGGGCAACACAGGCAAGAGTACCGGTGCACACTTACATCATGAGATGCGGGATAAATTTGGAAACAAAATAGATCCTTCATCATTATACAGCAAAGGCCCAGGCGATACATTTGGTTCAACAGCAGGCGGCGCTGCCACAGGTAACCCACAGGCAGCACGGCGTGGACAAAAATACGGTGCAACACAAGCGGGTGCACCCACTGACATGGCCACCTACATGAAAACTGTGGCCATGTTGGAATCAGGCGGCGATCCCAATGCCAAAGCAGGCACCAGCAACGGAAAGTACAGCTCAGCCGGCGGCCTATTTCAATTCTTAGAAAGCAGCTATGAAGGAGTAACAGGTCGCAAAGGATCTGGTGCAGAAAGATTTGATCCAAAAAAATCAACTGAAGCAATGCAGAAGTTGACCATGATGAACAAAGGCCAGATGGAAAAAGGCCTGGGTCGAGAAGTTTCAGGTGAAGATCTATACATGGGTCACTTCCTGGGCGCAGGAGGTGCAACCAAATTCCTAAAGGCCAAGGATCAAGATCCTAATCAAAGTGCAGCAAAGTTTGATCCCGCAGCAGCAGAATCCAACAAGAGCATTTACTACGACCAAAAAAATAACAATCGTGAACGTAGTGTGGCTGAGGTTCACAGTTTGATGACTGAAAAATATCGCAAACAACAGGCTGCAATTCAAGGTGGTGCAAAATTACCAGATGTGGTAGCAGCGTTGGGCACTGGTGGTATGCCACTGGCAGGAGGAGCAGCAGCACCAACAGCAGCAGTGCCAGGCTATGCTCCTGAACAAAGAGCACAACCTGCTGCACAGCCCACTACCCTGGCTGGTATAGCACAAAATCTGTTGGGTGGTCTTTTTGGCAGCAGTGGTACCACTGCCGGAATAGCAGGTCCCACAGCACCAGCAGCAGGCAGCGACATGGCTGGTATCACAGCAGCCCTGCAGGCTCAAACAGCAGCTACGCAAAGTGCCATCACTTCCAGCATGGAAAACATGACCACACGCTTGGTAGCATCTTTGGGCACAACAGGCGGTATCTCTGGTGGAGATCCTGCTGTTCCTGCCTTGCTGGGCGACATAGTGTCGGCACAGCGAGATCAAACAGCTGCCATTAATAGATTAATTTCGGTACAAACAGCATAACAGATAAGTATACAACAAATTACGGATCATTAAATGGCAGACACAGAAAAGAAAGGCTGGCGCAAGTACTTCAAAGTGGCCAATGTGGGCGGAGAACTCAGCCCACTCTCAGGCAAAAGTGCCGACGGCCTGCCAGGATACGGACGCAATGACGGTAGAGATCCCATGCGTGGACATGCAGATGTGGCCTATCGCAACTATGCCAGTCGCTTGCCCGAAGTGTATTCTGGACACCCCAATCGTATTGAACGCTACAATCAGTATGAAAACATGGATTCAGATTCAGAAATCAATGCATGTCTGGACATCCTAGCAGAGTTTTGCACACAGGCCACAGCCACAGACGCCTTACCGTTTCAGGTCAAGTACAATGACACACCCACTGATCACGAAATTGACATCATCAAAAAACAACTGCAGCAGTGGGTCAAGCTGAACCGCCTGGATCAACGTATCTTTCGCATCTTTCGTAATACTTTAAAATACGGTGATCAGGTGTTTGTGCGTGACCCAGAAACATTTGAAATGTACTGGGTTGACATGAGCAAGGTGGCACGTGTGATTGTGAACGAAAGCGAAGGCAAGCAGCCTGAACAGTATGTGATCCGCGACATCAATCCCAATTTTCAGAACTTGTCAATTGCAGTAAAAACCACCACTGACTATCAGTCAACACCACCATCTGGCGGCTATACAGCACCCTACAACTATTCAGCACCCAATGCAGGTGCCGGCGGACAGGGCGGTTCGGGCAGCAGATTTAGTGCTGCCATGAATGAAACTGTGCTGGATGCCAAGCATGTGATACATCTGGGTCTCAGCGAAGGCCTGGACTACTACTGGCCCTTCTCCATGAGTGTGCTGGAAACCATATTCCGTGTGTTCAAACAGAAAGAACTCTTGGAAGATGCTGTGTTGATTTATCGTACAGCTCGTGCTCCTGAACGCAGAGTATTCAAAATTGATGTGGGCAACATGCCCAGCCACATGGCCATGGCCTTTGTGGATCGCGTTAAAAATGAAATCCATCAGCGACGTATACCCAGCAACACCGGTGGCGGCCAGCACATCATGGATTCCAGCTACAATCCTTTATCCATCAACGAAGATTACTTTTTTCCACAGACCGCAGATGGCCGCGGAAGCAGTGTAGAAACCTTGCCAGGCGGTAGCAATCTTGGTGAAATTGATGACTTGAAATACTTCAACAACAAGATGTGCCGTGGCCTGCGTGTGCCCTCCAGCTACTTACCCACCGGACCAGACGACTCAGATCGTCCCATGACAGACGGTCGTGTGGGCACAGCACTCATACAAGAATATCGTTTCAATCAGTACTGTGAACGCTTGCAACGCTTGATCATAACAAAGCTGGATGACGAATTCAAAATGTTCATGCGCTGGAGAGGCTTCAACATTGACTCAAGTCTGTTTAGTATTGCATTCAATCCACCACAAAACTTTGCCAGCTACAGAGAAGCAGAACTGGATACCACTCGTGTCACAACATTCACTGCCCTGGAACAGGTGCCTTACTTGAGCAAGCGTTTCTTACTGAAACGTTACCTGGGCTTGACCGAAGAAGAAATTAGTGAAAACGAACAGCTGTGGACCGAAGAACGTGGCACAGCTGAAGTTGCTGGCACCACTGGTAGTGATCTGCGTGGCGTGGGTGTAAATCCTGCAGATTTTGAAGGAGACATTGCCACAGGTGAAGAAATGGCCACTCTGGGCGAACCTGGCGCAGAAACAGCAGCTGCACCTGCACCTGCTGTGGGTGCACAACCTGGTGCTGCTGTGACACCACCAACACCTGCTCCGGCATAAATATTCGTATGATCTTGAACGAACTTTATCAACGTGAGCCTGGTGCTTACCAGGACTTGCAAGCAGACAATACCCAGCCCAGACTGGGTGACCTTCGCAAGACCAAACTGACCTTGCGTCAACTCAACAAGCTGCGCAAAATGCATGATGTGAGAGAATACGAATTCAAAGAAAAACTCAAACAGGTCAAAACACAGTATGCACCTCCTGCACAACCTGTGGTATAGACCACAGTGATTTTTGTGTCACTGACAGACACAAACACACAAAATCACCAAAAAACCACCGTTAAGTGACTAGATTATTACATTATATGTAAATATCTTACAGAGCCATTACATCGGAGGGTCCTCATGAATAAGTTTGAACAACTGATTGAATACGTTATCAATGATGACGAAGCAAAAGCACGTGAGCTGTTCCATGACATTGTTGTGGAAAAAAGCCGCGCCATCTATGAAGAAATGATGGCAGCAGACGAAGAACTTGAAGAAGCTGCTGACGAAGAACTTGAAGAAGACGAAGTAGAAATGGAAGAAGGCATGGATCCCAACATGGAAGGCATGGGCGGTGACATGGCAGAAGATCTGATTGACGCTATTGAAACAGAAGAATCTGGTGTTTCTATGGAAGATGATCATGACATGGACGACCAACCCATGATGGATGGCGACCAGGACGACGCAGAATTGGAAGATCGTGTGGTTGATCTGGAAGACAAACTGGATGAACTCATGGCTGAATTTGAAAGCCTCATGGGCGACAACGACGAAGACAGCATGGATTCCGACATGGACATGGAAGTTGGTGATGACATGGACAGCGAAGAAATGGTGGATGACGAACTAGAAACAGAAGGCATGTTTGAAGCTGTGGATCTAAAAGCAGCTCCAAAACCTGTGACATCTGAAGAAGGTGGTGTCAACAAGAAAAGCACAGTGGCTGCCAACAGCGGCGCACGTGGTGCAGTGGCTCGACCAGTCTCAATGACCGGTGACACAGCACAAGGACGTACTGCACCCACAGCCAAAGACATGGGTATGACAACCAGTCCCAAGCAATCACCTGCACCCAAGCCACACCTGGCACAGGCTGCTGGTGTCAATGTCAAGTCTGTGATCCAATAAGGAACCTGGTAAATGGCTCTTTACCTACGTGAAAATCTTACCTTTGACGCTGCCCGAATAGTTGTAGAAGGCACCGAAGAAGGTAAGAATCTTTACATGAAAGGCATCTGCATTCAAGGTGGCGTCAAAAATGCCAACGAGCGTGTGTATCCTGTGGGCGAAATTGAGAAAGCAGTGACAACACTGAACATACAAATCACCGATGGATACAGTGTATTGGGTGAAGTTGACCACCCGGATGACCTCAAGGTCAATCTGGATCGAGTCAGCCACATGATCACACAAATGTGGATGGATGGCCCCAACGGCTATGGCAAATTAAAAATACTACCCACGCCAATGGGCAATTTGGTACGCACCATGCTGGAAAGCGGTGTGAAATTAGGAGTTTCTAGCCGAGGTAGCGGAAACGTTAACGAAGCGAACGGACATGTCAGTGACTTTGAAATAGTCACTGTTGATGTGGTTGCTCAACCCAGTGCGCCCGGCGCATATCCCACAGCAATTTATGAAGGCTTGATGAACATGAAACACGGTCATCGAGTACTTGAAATGGCCAAAGGGGCTGGCAAGGACAACAAAGTACAGAGATATTTGAAAAGCGAAGTAGTTCGCCTGATCAAAGATCTCAAAATCTAGGAGATACGCATGTTTGATGCTATTAAACCACTACTAGATAGCGGACTGATCAACGAAGAAGTTGGCCAAGAACTCACGGAAGCGTGGGAATCACGGCTGACCGAAGCTCGCGAACAGTTGCGTGCAGAACTAAGAGAAGAGTTTGCACAACGCTATGAGCATGACAAAACAGTAATGGTGGAAGCACTGGATCGTATGGTAACAGAAGGTCTCGCACAAGAGATTGAAGGCATTGCTGCTGAAAAGCAACAGTTGGCCGAAGATCGTGTCCGTTTCCAAGCCCGAATGAAAGAAAGCAGCACAAAGTTCAACGACTTTATGGTGTCCAAACTGGCTGAAGAAATTGGTGAACTGCGCCGAGATCGCAAGATGCACTCAGAAGGTTTCGCTAAATTAGAGAAATTTGTTGTGG